GTACCTGTTTTCGGTGGTAGCCAACGGTCTTGAAACTGTCGTTGCGTAAGAGAACGGTCTGTATCCACTCCCAAATCACGATTATCTTCAAATACCGCAGCCTTCAATTCACGTATAATATTACGGGATCCTTCACCCTCAGCATCCAATCGCTGCATATAAGGATTCTTAGATATCTCTTTTGCCGGATGTATAATAGGACCTGGGGGCGGGGGTACGCCTAACGAATTTGCAGTGGCAGGTCCTCGCTCAGGATTCGGTATATATTCAGGTTGATTGCGATACTGAACGGTATTTGTACGCGACGGAATCGGATTCATATCCATATATGCCGGAGGGTTACGTTGGAGATTCGATGATGAGACTTGTGTCGGCGGTGTAGCATGGAAAAAATCCCACGCACGGCTATTAATCGCATCGCGAGCATTATACTCTTTACGTATTCTCAAAATAGGGCAACTTTGAGGCAGGGCGGTTGGATCGTGAAGACCAGGATAGCCAAACCGCTTTGAGCGTTCATAGGCATCCCATCGTGCCTCCAGCGAGTCATCCATTCTATCTTTGGTAATGTTCTGTTTTATTTATACTAACGTCATTCCTGAAAGTTCCTTCAGATACCGTAGGCTCATTGTTTCCACTAGGAGACCGTTCGCGTAAATACCATAGTTCATATAGTAATTCTCGTTCTCTAGAGCAAGATGCCAAATTGTAAATACCCCCTCGGTTGTGTAAGGCTCGGCACGCTCATCCACCGCTGCAATAAGGCGATACTTCTTATCTGTAACATAAATATCACCCATATGTTCAAGGCTGAGTTTACGCTGCTCCTCGGTTAGCGTATCGACTAGAATTGAATGCTGTCCCGTTATGATAAGGTCCTCGGTGAGTTCAGGGTAGTTCTTTATGGGGCAGCGGTAGAGTCGGTTTGTGGACCGTGAAGTGTTCGAAGGATTGTAAATCTTGGAATGTCCTATCATTGCTACCGGCTTGAATCCGTCACGGGACGTCTTGACTAGGGTGCCGTTACGGAGGGTTTCTACTGGACGATATTCCTCCTTGCCTTCAACCATGCAGAGAATCTTTGAGCCTTCAAGGAAGCAAGGATATGGAGTGGGGTATAAACGATACAATCCACTTTGATCGGTAAATGTATGACCTTCAAAAAACGGACCTGTTCCTACAGTTGCTATAGGTCCGGTACCAACTAACCAGCCACGTCCACCTACAGGATTACTCACTGAAGCTACATACGCACACCCTGGAGGACTAATTGTTGAACAGCCTGCCGAACTTATTGTCCATGGATTAGCTGCACTGGTGAGGACACCAGCAATTTGATTAATCGCGACCTGAGCATCATTTTCAGTTAAATAATAATTTATATTATACCCTACCATGTTTTTTTTACTTAGATTATAGAAATAAATAAACTCGGGATTGCGCGCCGAACTATAACACTGAGTGACGTTCTAAACCTTTGACGTATAAGTATTAATAATAAGATGTTTCGGGTAAAGACACGAAGAGTAAAGCGCGCAACGTCTCCTCTACCTGTTATACCTGTATCGCCGCCCATAAAGTCTATAACGGATATATCAGGAAGTATATTATCACATATTGATATATCAGGTGCGCCTGTTGCGACTGTTGCGCCTATTACGGATGCCGCACCTACGCCTACGACTCTTATGGGACGTCTTACAAATTTCTTTGAGGCAGAATCGCACGCTGCCTCTACAACAAAGCCATGGTTGCGACTTGAGCGTGGATTACGCCTCCAAAAACTACGCACCTTTGCGGAATCATATCCAGGATTATCAACAGAAGAAAAGGAGAATTTGAATAAGGCGCTTGTAAAGGCAAATGATTCAAAACTACTGAATACGAAACAACAACTTGTTTACGAGGAGGGTAAAATCTTAAGCATTCGCGGTTTAAAAATAATACGCGATGGAGATCCAACACACTCCGCGTCCTTCAAAATTGAAGTACACCGACAGACAAAAAAGCGAGGAACGAGTGATTCATGACACAAATAAAATGTCTTCTAATATAGGAATGCCGTATTCTGCGTCTATTCAATGGCTGGATGATTGGATAGCCGCAGATCCTCCCACGCTTATCGACGAATACGACTTTATCGACTGGATGGAACAATCTATGAGCGATGCGAATAAATTCTTCATTCATAACGCGTTTAAATCAGCGCGCGCAAAGAACGACGCGATTCTTATACTCCGCGCAGTATATTATGAATATTTCCTCTTTCAAAAAGAACTCGCACTTATGAATTTAGTGGCACGCCCCGAAAATGTTGCGCGGCTCAAAGAACTTCCCCAGTCCGCACAGAAATCGGCTGCCTGGCATAATGAAGCCCTTGACCTTCTAACAGGGCACGAGTTTGGTTCGGTTGTATACGGTACCGAAAGTGGGCGAAATCTTGTAATGGCAAAGAAATGCGGAACTCCCGTAGTTGTAAATGAGCACGAGCCAGAACAAGTCGGCTCCTCACAAACCGTCTATACATTTGATGCCGATGGTAAGTTATCTGCGTTCAAATGGGGATGGCGGTTTGAGCCAGTTGTGCGTGACCTTTACGAGCGCTGTTTTGCGGGAGGCGGTGTATTTGATGGTCTCGGTCGTATTCGCCATCCGTTTCTGCCTCGACTTGCTGCATCACCTGATGGACTTATTACCAGCGGACCCCGGTGCGGACGCCTAGTCGAAATTAAGTCACCTATTACTCGTGAGTTAAACGGTATCATACCAGCGGATTATTACTGTCAAATGCAACTTCAGGCGGAGGTGTGCGATGTAGACGCCGTTGACTACATTGAAATGCGATTTACCTCCGTTATGCTGAAAGATGCGAAGTATTCGACAAAAGTAGGCGCAAAGAACCCTTGGATGGGTAAAATCTATGTTGTCGCAAAACCGCCTGTAATAGTTGCGGTAGAAAAGGAGGAAGGAACCGTCATGGAAGAGAAATATGATATGGAATCGTACGAATATAGATACAGTCCGCTGTTTTCTTCCACCGAGGCGGGATTTACCGAATGTTGTGCCTGGACTCCTAACGATATAGATGGACTTGTTGTACTCGAACAGACGATTTGGTACGTTTACGATTATTTTACAACTACGGTTGTGCGTAATCGCCGTTGGTGGGCTGAAGTGGGTCAGCCGGCATACGAGCAGTTTTGGCGTGATGTTGAATTGGCACGCGTTGATAAACGATTTGGTGAGAAAGCAATGTTTGTCTCTGAGCCCGATACTGACTCGGACTTCGAGCCATCTGTCGTACCCGCACAAGCAGCCACTGGTACAGGTTGGCTCGGAGTAGACTCAGATTAGTATATAAAGATATAACAATTTGTATAAACAAATGAGTGTTTTTATACAAATTGGTACAAATAACGGCAATGATAATTTTCGTAAACTTGTTCTAAAACATAAACCCAGTCGTGTAATTTTAATTGAACCAAATTCGAATCTTTATGAGTCAATTCGTAAAAACTATCAAGATATTCCTAATGTAACAATTTTGAATAGAGCCATTTGTTACGAAGACAATAAGCCGGTTGAGTTATATATTGCTAAAGAATACAGTGACGCACATTTTTCACTTCTACCGATGAATGATTGGGGGAGACAAATCGGATATGGTAAAAATTACAGCAAACAGTATTCGATTTGATACTCTTTGCTCTATTCTGAATATTTCAGAGATTGATTATTTACAAATAGATACAGAAGGCTTTGATAGTGAAATTATTGATATGATCGATTTTAATACATATACTATTCATCAACTCCGTTACGAAGCTTGGGGATTTGATACAGAAGCATTTACAAAACACAACGAGGATAAGGCGTATAAACTCGGCAAAGCAGGAATGGAACAAACCGCAAATAAACTCGCTGCTTACCGCTATACACTTAATAATATTAGCGATGAAGACGGAAATGATATTATTGCAAGTCGTAAATGTCTAGAGGAACTTATAGAATTTTACAAGATTACTTAGCGCACTGGGTTCTACGAGGGTAGTTTGTACCTGTCGCCGGCGTTTGTCCTATTCCGCCCGTGGACGGAGCGTAGAACGTACCTAAAAACTCGTGAAACGGGGCAGAGCACGAATCGGGATACTTTCGGGGATAGTTATTGGTGCGTTGTAAGTAATTCCGGGTCTTCTTCAGCACTTCACCGGCATCAGTTTGATAACATACCTGTGACGTTGTCTTATCCCAGGCTGCTTCCGCTTCTAACATAGTTAAGGGTTGAAGCATCGGTGATAAGAGTTTTTCCGTCGATACCGAGAACGCATTGCCTGGCGAAAGGGAATCTGGCTCATTTGCGCCTGTTGGCAGCTTATCGGTCGATGTCTCATATTTCCAGTCCTTGAACCAAAAACGATTGTTATTTAAGTCTTCAACTGCCTGGAATCCTTCGTGTAGGCGGAACTTATTCAGATTCGATAGCCCTACAAGTGCGACGGCAAATACCGTAAACGAAAATATAAGCCAATTTACAGCCACCATCTTGTTAAGGGGTGCGGTAAAAAATTGAGTTCCGCGGTGCGTCCGAAATGGCTCAACACATTTCATAACAATGGATCAGAATATGCATGTTGTGAAGCGCGACGGACGCCGAGAAGAGGTTGCGTTCGAAAAAGTACAAGAACGTATCACAAAAGCCGCTGCGGGGCTGACCGTCAATCCTACGAAAGTCGCCCAGGGCGTCCTTACGCGTATTGTAGATGGTATCACAACGACCGAGCTCGACAATATTACGGCAAGCCTGGCTTACTCCTGGTCCACAATCCATCCCGACTATGCCGATCTTGCCAGCCAAATTGCCATTAGCAATCATCAAAAAAATACGCCCGCTACTATGCTTGAACTAGTAAATATACTTGACGCCGTGTGTGATAAGAATGGTGAGGCTGCGTCCCTACTGGACCCTACATTTGTTGCGCTTGTGCGAGCGCATGCTGACGAGATAGAGTCGCATCTTCATTATGAACGGGACTTTCTGCTTGACTACTTCGGACTCAAGACATTAGAACGTGCTTACCTGCTACGCGATACTAATCGTCGGGTTGTTGAGCGCCCCCAGCATCTATGGATGCGCGTTGCTCTTGGTCTGTGGGGCTCGGATCTCAAGCGCGCCTTTGAGACCTATGACTTGATGTCCCAGAAGTTTTATACACACGCTACGCCTACACTGTTTAACTCTGGTACCAAGCGCCCACAACTTTCATCGTGTTTTGTAGCAGGAACCCCAGTTCATACTATGAATGGCGTTAAATCAATTGAAGATGTTGAAATTGGTGATGAAGTTGTAACACATACAGGCAATATCAAAAAGGTCGTTCAACTACATCGTAATCCCCTCGGTGAACGCAAAATCTATGAAATTAAACCTGCTGGAACACCACGCATTCAAGTTACTGAAAATCATCGTCTTATGTCTCTTTCCGATGAACAAGATAAATGGGGTATTAAACCTACATGGAATACTGTAGATTATCTGCGTGTAGGTGACTGGATTGCAGTTCCTAAAAAGAATGATATTACAAATAATGAACACTATGTATTTGATGTAAAAACTATTTTAGATACTATTTCTGGTGACGGCAACAAAATCTCATATCGGTTTGAGTATAATGAGGATACAGTTACACCTTACAGTTGCTGGACTCGTCGTATGCCAAACGGCAACGAGTATCCAAGTGAAAAGGTGGGATCATCCTTCAAACGCTATTGGGTATTTGACGAGGAAATGATGGAATTTATGGGAATTTGGTATGGTGATGGATGTGTATCCCATGGCAAAAATTCACGCAGAGAAATGGTTCCTCATTCTATTAATATTGTCTCACATAATACAAATGAAGTGCTTATCGACTTTGTAACTAAGATTATGTATGAGAAATTTGGCATTCGTCACGTTTCTGTCCATAGGGATGGGCATAACATGGTTTCAATGGCTATAAATAACTTATATATCGCTCATATCTTCAAAAGCATCTTCAAATGTAAGTTTGATGGTAAGCGACTACCATCATTCTTTAATCGTCTATCATATGAGTGTATCAAATCTTTCCTATCAGGTCTAGTATCAAGTGACGGGTGTCTTTCTAGGCAAGGAAATATTACACTCCAACTTACAAATCCTCCCCTTGTCCAAGATATCTTTCACTTAGCACGCTCTGTAGGTATCCCAGTTACACTTACAATAATGCATGCCGATAACAAGAAATCTACTGGTCGTATGAATATTCCTTATCATATTGTATCGGGAAAAATCAAAAAATTCTACAATGATACACGTATTTCTGAGAATGAGACAGATGTAAGCGGTTGGAAACAGACCCGTGTTATTGATGGTATTACATTTATGCGACTCAATGACAAGATACCTCTGGACATTAAACCCGAATTTGTGTATACTCTTGGAATTGAGGACGACCATTCGTATAGCGTAGGAGGAATTGTTGCCGAAAACTGTTTCCTACTGGCAATGAAGGACGATTCAATCCGTGGGATTTATGATACTCTTCAGGACTGCGCCCTTATTAGCCAATACGGCGGCGGCATTGGTCTTCATCTTTCCAACATTCGTGCTACAGGTTCACTAATTAAGGGAACTGGTGGCATTAGCAACGGCATTGTCCCAATGCTTCGCGTCTTCAATAACACGGCACGCTACGTCGATCAGTGCTTCGCTCCCGATACTCTTGTCTATACAGAGCAAGGTCCTAA